ACCCCACTGGCGATTCTTATAGCCAAAGAAGAGGCCGGGAAGGGACTGCGATACGTTTCAGACCGTCAAAGGAAGGCCCGCAGGAAAGCCATCCGGGGCCGTAACAGAATCGAACGGTGGCTGGTGGTAGAGGGTCGATATGAAACCCATACGGCCATCCGTTGGGAGGAAGCCAAGATTTACGGAGTGTCCTATAAGGGAACCGTGCCGAACCGTCAGATTGGCAAGAGCCGGACGGCAGCCGTGCCGGAAGGTCTGGCGGGCTGGGCTATGCTGGGCCGTGATGAACGGGGCCGGTTTGTCCCAAGCCGGAAGCCGGTGACGGCCAGCCCATGGACGGTGGCAGAGCTAGCCAACCGTACGACATGGCGGGCTAAGGTGGACTGAGCCAAGCCCGACAACGGCAGCAGACCGGCCCCGCTTCCTTCAATGGTCGCGGGGCCGGTCTCGTTTGGGGGGGGCATGCACGCAGGCCAGGCACGCGGGGAAAACAATGTTGACCAACATTGTAAGGATTCCGGCGAACCCGGCCCGATTGCGGGGCGGGTGACGTAAGTGTAGGCAGGGCAATGACTTAGGGCAGGAGGGGGAAGGCAGGCAACACGCCCACCCACCCCCTCCCGCCCCCAGAGCGAAGACGGATTCATGTCATATCCACCCCTGGATTTTTTCCACCCTCTGGCCCCCATATGTCGCTTTTCCCGCCCTATTCCATTTCCCAGAACCGAGAACGCCCGCGTGTCGCCAGCCGGCTTGCCCTAGTTTTCCAGCCATCTGCGTGTCCGCTGTCGCTGCGAGGCACTGACCAATAGGAGGGCATCATGGTTAGCGAGTACGACCAGAAGAGATCCGAGAACTGGCTGCGGTCACAGTCCGACAAGCAGCTGCGCCAGTACCTGGCAACCCTGCCCCCTGCCGAACGCGCGCGGTACTTGGCGGCGCAGCGCGCGGCAGTCGCCGGCGTGCCGGACAACAACCCGGACAACGACCCGCAGGATGCGCAGGAAGGCCCCCAGCAGGCCATTAGACGGCCGTTCAGTATGCAGCCCTATGGAGGAGCGCCTTCGGCGCAACAGAGCTTTATGGACAACTACGGACCCGCAGCGCAGGCGCGCCATCTCGGCGGGATGATCGATGACGTTCAGCGGACCATCCAGGACGAGAACGACTCCCGGGTGGCTCAGTCGCGCGAGCAGATGCGGATGGCGCATGAGCAGGAGATGGAGGCCATGCGGCAGGAGGCCCTCCTCCAGCGGCTGGCCATGGAGCAGCGCGAGCGGGAGAAGGATCGCATTCTCCAGAAGCAGTTACAAACGGGTGTTACTACCCGGAAGCTAGTTAACGGTCGGTGGGTCGATGTTTGACTTTCTCTTTGACGAAGACTGGGGCGAGGAATGGACGGCGACGGCGATGCAGTTCGGCGGTTAATACCAAACCGGCCGGTGCGAACTCCCAATCATCCGGAGAAGTCGCACATGGTACTAGCCAAGTCTGGCGACGAGGAGAAGTTAATACGCTTCGGCCAGCAGGGGGTTGAGGGTTCCCCGGACGGCAGTGCCAGGAACGAGGCGTTCAAGGCGCGCCACGCTAGTAACATCGCCAAGGGCAAGATGTCCGCGGCGTATTGGGCCGACAAAATTAAGTGGTAAAGGATACGAATGGCTGAGCCGCTAGACTCCCAACACAATCTCCCCGGCCGTCTGGCGCGTAGCATACTGGGCTACGAAATGGACTCGCAGAAGGAGTGGGACAACAAGCAACGGCAGGAAAAGCTCCTGCAGCGGCTGGCAGCACTGCATCCGACGCCGACTGAGCGAGCAAAGATCGACCCTCGCATCGCCTCCGAAATCGACAGCTATCAGCGGGGCGAGTTGGATTCGCTCAAGTCTCCCTACCATTGGCGCGGTGTCTTCGCCCCGGGCGCTCCAGTGTACAACGCCATGGCTGTGTTCTCGTCCGTCCCGCAGATGGCCGTGGCGGGCAGTCAACGTCTGGCCAACTGGGTCGATCCCGAGGCCGCCCCCTACCCCAATGCCAAGAAGCAGTTCGATAGTGCCCTGAATACCGCCACCCTATATGGAGCCGAGGAGCGCGGCTGGGTTCCCAAGGGAACGCCCACGGTTGTAGATGTGGCTGAACAGGCGAGGCAGATGCGCGGCCAGCGACCTGCAAACATCGCCCCCGGCGCTTGGGATGAAATCGTCTCAGGTGTTTCCCAGCAGCAGGCCGCGGATCTCCAGCTGTCAGCTTCGGATTCTCTCCATGCTGCCGGTGTCCCGAAGACCGCCGCATTGATCGCAGGCACGGCGATGGATTCTGTGTTGGATCCTTGGAACGGGCTGGGCCATGCCGTCAAAGCGGCCCGTGCAGGCCAGCGCGCTCTCGGGGCATTGATCGGTGAGTTCGGTACTGGCCAAGCACTGATCTCGCCTGCCTACGGCATCCCCCTGCTATCGAATCTGATCCCAGAACTCGCTCCGTCACCGCAGGCCGACTACAAAACCAGCCCCGGCGACTACATAAGGCGATACTGATGCCCACGCCTAGCCAATTGGATGATCTGATTCGGCGTGTTGGCAAAGCTACATCTTGGAATGTATTAGCCCATGTCGCTGACGCAAAAGGCCCGATGGCAGGCTACGCGCAAGAGCTTTTGACGGCACCGCGCGCGGCAGCATCTTTGGAAGGAGTGGACGATTTTTTGCGAGCGAACGGCATGCGCATAGGTCATCCAATCAGCCGAGGGCGCGAGAGCTTGGTGTTCAATGCCGTAGACAATGAAGGGCGCAACAGCAATGTCCTAAAGCTGCAATCTCCTGGCTCGGGGCGTGGCTTTACGTTGCCAACGGATGTGCCGGGAGTAGCGGGCTACTGGGCGAAAGATCGCATAGGATCTGGTCCTCTTGTTGCTCTGCAGGCCAAAGCCAGCCGCGTGTTGTCGCCGGACGTTCGGGCGCGTTGGGGAGGCATCGCTGAAGAATCAAAGTGGAGCCAGATGGCCGACACAGTCCAAAGATCGTTGGCTGCTCGCGGCATGGAATGGACAGACCCGCACGCTGGCAATATCGGCATTATGCCAGACGAAAACATGGCTGTGCTGGATGGCGCGATTTATGCGCGCGATGCCAGCGACCCGCTGCCGGCACGCGCAAGCATTAGCCCAGAAGACGCAGTCCGTTTGCTGCGCCAATACGGATTCACAGCACCTGTGGCGGCTGGCGCAGCACAGGGAGGCGAGTAATGCCCAATCCAAGCCAGATTGACAACGCCGGTCGGCAGATTGCAGGACTTCTGACCTACAACCCCGGCCCCGGGATCTACTCCCGACTGGAGCGCGCCGTTGAGGCGATGCCAGAGAACGTCCGCGTCCAAGAACTCCCCGGCCTCCTCAAGCGATACAAGGATGGAGTCCCTGGCTGGGAGCTTAAGGCGGTTGACCTAGAGTCCGCTATTGCTGGGCGAGATGTGGTTCCAAGAGAAGAACTTCTTGGTGCCGTGCGCGAACGCAGTCCTGTGTACACGCACAAAGAGATTGTGCTGGGCGGCCGTCCGCAAGTGTCATCTGAGATGATTGAGGCTGAAGGTGGCGATTTTTTAAAGGTGGCAGGCATCGACAGGCAGGCGGCGCCGTCAAAGATTGGAGCGGGCGTCAGCCACGGACGGCCTGCGTACGAGCCGTACGGCCAGGGGGGGGAAGAATACACTGAGTTGTTGCTGACGCAGCCCGAGGCCGGTTTCAAAATGTTTGGTTCGCACTGGAACGATGTGAACGCGGCGCCAGGGGCAGCCAACGCCGTAGCTCATGCCCGCTTCGACGCCCACGGCGATGCCCTGCGGATCAATGAACTCCAGTCTGACCTTGGGATTCACAACCGGAAGGCGAGGGAGGCAACTCAGGAGTTTGTGGCTGGCGGAGGAGGGCCGGACTACGCCCCACGCAATGAACTCCCCTTCCCTCTAGAAGACGCCTGGGCAGACCTCCTCGTCAAACGGCTTGCACTAGAGGCCGCGCGCAAAGGACACCGGGCAATCGAAGTTGCATCTCCGCGGGCGATAGCCGACAAGGTCGGCGGGAGCATCGACAACTACGAACACTTCTACGGCAAGGTTGTTCCGGGTGCGCTTGAGCGGCTGGGCAGGAAGATGGGGGGCTTGGCGCAAGACTCCGTTGGCCAAGATGTAGTGCGAAAAGGGTATAGGCTCCCCGAGGCGCAGCAGGCGGCCAACGATGCTATGAACGACATGATAGCGCATGCTGACGGATATGTTGGTAGCGGCTGGGGCAAAGACCAGCTTTCATCTGCGGGCCTGGTTGAGGATGTTGTTCATGCGTTGCAGGTCGGCATGGATCCGACTCAGCACGCCGTTCGGCTGCGCAATCACTTAGTGACGCAGGCAATCGAAAACGGCTATCCGACACAGGCCGCCAACACTCTGGTGGATCAGTTCATGCCTCGCCTAATGAGGCAGGCTGACGATGTTACATCGCTCCAGAATCAGCACAGCAACCTTCGCCACCTTGCGGCCATGGACAAGCTAGAGCCTCCAGTTCGCGCCCCATCCCGGCGCTACCTCCTCTCCGATGAAATGCGCCGGCGCCTCATACAACAAGGCGTAGGAGCAGCGGTTGCCGGGGGCGTGTTGTCGCAGGACGATCTCATCGAAAGGCTCAATCAGTAACGCCCCGTAACAAAATACGAGGAATAGGACACTGACTATGTAGACCCTTCCCCCGAAAGGAAATACATGTCAGACGAACAGCTTAACGACGCGCCGGTATCAGAGGCACCCGTTGCCGACACCCCAGTTCAGGGTGATGCGCAACCCTCTGCCCCAAGTTCTACGGGCAGTGACTTTTCAACGCCGTACGAAGCGTTCCGCCATCTGCCCGACTTCCAGGGGCAGGACGATCTGGCTATCGCCCAGAATCTCTACAAAGCCTACAACGGCTACGGGGAAACCCAGCGTCAGCTGCAGCAGTACCAGTCGGTCGGTCCCTACGCCCAAGAGTACCTGCGCAACCAGCGCGAGTTTGAGACTTGGAAGCGTTCGCAGGCCGAAGCGGCCAAGCCGAAGGAGCCAGAGGCTCCGAAGTGGTGGAACCCTCCCCAGGTCAAAGACACTTGGCGGAGCTTCATCGTCCGCGACCCGCAGACGGGCAAGGAAGTCATCGCCCCCGATGCCCCCTTTGAGGCCCAGCAGGCTCTCAGGGAATACCAGAGCTATACCGCTGACTTCGCCCGCAAGCTGGTGACTGACCCCGAAAACACGCTCAAGCCCTTCGTTGAGCAGGTCGCGATCCAGAAGGCGCAGGAGATGGTCGCGAACCATCTCAACCAGTACAAGACCCAGAACTACGTTTCGGATCTTGAGCGGCAGAACGCCGACTGGCTCTATGACCAGAACGGCCAGCCGACCCGTGAAGGCCAGGCGATCAGTCAGTACATCGCCCAGGCCCAGGAGCTTGGCATCCAGACCCCCGAGGCCCGGTGGAAGTACGCCACCGGCATGCTGCAGCGCGATCTCCTGAACATGCGCTACCAGCAGATGCAGCAGGCACAACCGGCGCAGGGTTTCGCAGGGGTGCCAGCGCCAGCGGCACCTGCGGACCCAGTGGCACAACAGAACATGCAGTTCCTTCGGGACCGCGCAACACGCACCCCGAATCGAAGTGCTGGAACTACGGAACCGCGGGCACCGCGCGCGCGGATGAGTTTTGAGGACAGGCTGAAAAGCCAACTCGTTAACGATGGAGTTATCTGATGGCTAGTTCGACCGACTGGGCGAGGTCTATTGCAACGACGATTGTCAACCACCTCCGCGAGGAGGAGATTGCATCGCTTCGTAAGTACAAGCTGTTTGCTGCGCTTGAGGGTGCCGGCCAGATCCGGACCAACATGAGCGGCCGAGGTTTCGACTGGGAAATCCAGTACAGGAATCACACGCCTTCGGGCAACAACGGCGAGACGCCTCGCGTGTTCGCTCGGCAGAACCTGTGGAAGCGAGCGGAGCTTGAGTTCCGCGGGGCACAGGCGAGCGATGCCATCTACAAGAAGGAGATGCTTGAAAATCGGAGCGCTCAGGCTCTGGTCAACGTCGCCGGCAAGATGGCCAGCCGTCTTCTGACGAGCATGGAGCAGTACCTCGCCAAGGAGTGGGTGGTTGACGGCTATGCGTCCGGCAACGAGCTTCGCTTCCACGGCATTGAGTCGTTCATGGGACTCGGTACCACGCAGCAGTCGATCAACATCACCACCGGCGCTGCTCGGACGAAGGACGCGGCGGATCCGTTCCTCTATCCCAACGACACCTACGCCGGTCTTTCGACGGTGCTGGGTTCGTACGGCGGCTCGCAGACCACGGGCGTGTGGCCCAACGGCTCGGCCGATCCTGAGTTCGATTTCTTCACGCCGGTGATTGTCAACGGAGTCAGCACCTACTTCAACGCCAACCCCAACAACACTTGGGCGAACAACTGCGTGAAGGCGGTGCGCGAGGCGATTCATCAGACTCGCCGGAACGACAGCAAGGAAGATCAAGTGGACATGTTGCTCCTTGACCGGCGCAGCTACATCGACTTCCTCAACACGCTGGACTCCAAGGAGCGCGTGATCGTCAGCCGGACCAACGGCCTGCGGTCCTACGGCTTCACCGATGTGTTTGAACTGGACGGCGTCGAAATCGGCAGCGAGAACTCGGTTCCCGCCAACACCGGCTACGGCCTGTCGGTCGGCAACATCGAACTGCTGTGCATGGAAGGCCAGCTGATGAACAGCGAAGGGCCTTTCTACGACGAAATCACGCAGCAATATCGCTATGTGGTTTCGACGCTCGGCAACCTGAAGTTCAAGTCGCCGCGTAACTTCTTCAAGATCGTCACCGCCTGAGAAAGGATAAAAACAGAAATGGGATTGCAAGCTGATCCGCCGTTCGGCCTTGGCCAGACGCTCGGAATCGATAGTGTGAATGACAGCCTGTACGGCATCAGTGGTGCATCGTACGGCGACAACTGGGTGGGCGCTGTGAAGGAGTTCACCGATGTGAACCCCATCAACGGCCAGGTCCGCAGCAATCGCCGCAAGGTGTGCGTTGCTGTCCGGAACACCTCTGGCGCGGCCCTGCTGCCCAGGCGGGTTGTTCGGTTGACGGGTGCGGGCAAGGTGCTGTTCGGCGCTGCCGATGGCTATGCGTCCGTGGCCAACGACTCGCTGGTCGGCGTGGTGGACGAGTTCCTCCCTGCCAGCGGCGTGGCTGCGAACGATGTGTTCTGGGTGACGGTGGAAGGCCCGACTGAGGTCGCGGTCGCTCTGTCCGGCTCGGACATCGCTGTCCGCGACCGGCTGTCGGTGATCACCGCGGCGACGAGCGGTGCGACCTCTGCCGGCCGTGTCACGGTGTCTCCGGTGTCTGCGGCTACCACGGGTGCCGGCGACAACAGCCTGGGTGTCATCGGTTTTGCGTCCACCACTGCAACGACCGGCTCGGCCGTTCTTGCTCTGGTCCGGACCCGGGCTTCGTAATACGCCCTTCACGGGCTTTCGGGGGCGGGGCCAGGGTGGAAACATCCTGGCCCCGTTTTCTGTATGGACCAACCACCGGCAATCCAGAACTTGGACTTCCTGCGTCAGCTGATCGCTGAGATCCGCAGTCTCCCGCAGGATGACGTTGAGCGCCTGCGGATGCTCTACGGCTCAGGCGTGGGCACGGACAGTGTGTCTACGCAGCGGGCGGATCGATAAAACAAGAGGCTGTAAATGGACTACTCATCCGCGGAGGCGGCGTTTGCCGCTGGTCGTAATCCTCAGTCGTACGAGAACCTCCGGTGGAAGGGGTACGTGCCTGCACCAGCGCAGTCTCGCGGTCAGCCTGCCGTCGCCCCGCAAGCGACGGACATGGGAGCCTACGCCCAACGCAGCCAGCAGGCACCTGCTCAGCAACAGCAGGTGAGCATGGATGCCTATAGGTTGACGCCCCCGAAGAGCGCGCGTGCTAACGACCTGTCTGGCCAAGTGCCCGCCAATCAAATGTGGGCGCAGGCATACAACCAGGCTGCGCAGCAGTACGGCGGCAACAGCCGCGCGCAGTCTTGGACGATGCCGGGGAGCTACACAACCCAGTCGTTCAACCCCTCCACGGGACAATACAGCCAGCCCACCGGCGGACAAAGCTGGGACGGCAATATGGCCTATAACGCCATCGACTCTCGGCCAGGCCCGATCACGGCGCAGGCCACCGGGGTGGGCGGCAGCCAGATGCAGTGGCAGGATGCCATGCGTCAACGCGAGGCTTTCGTTGGCAACCTATTGAACCGCTTGGGCCAGTACACCAGCGGCCAGCGAACAGGCCCGGTGACATTCGACACCGCCCAACTCCTGTCCCAGGCCGATGATCAGCTGGCCAAGGGCACGTTCTTCAATCCGTTCTCGGCTCCGCAGCAGGCGCCATCCGCCCCGCCGGCACAGTCGCCTGTCGCGCCGCGCGGATACGATCCCGCCGTGCAGGGCGCCATGGACAACGCCACGCAGTTCATGCGCGGCACTCAGTGGCAGAACCCCTTCGGCAACAGCTGGCAGGCGAACAATCCCTTGCCCACATGGGGACAGTCCTACGATCCACGGCCAAGCGCTAGTTACAGGCCCAGCGCCGCCCCGCAGGTGATCAGCCCGCTAGAGCGCAACCCGGCCACATGGACAGACGAAGACATTGCCTCCGTCAATAACAGCAATCCGGGCTTGGTCCACAAGCCCTATTATTTCCGTGATCAAGACGGGCGCGTGAAGGTCCAGGGCGGCGGTCACACGCGCGAGTCTCGGCAGACAACTGATGCCGAAGAGTCGTACTACGCCGACATGGAGCGGCGCAGGCAGCGTGGCGCACCGATTCCCGTTGCCTCGCGGCCAGGATCCGCGCGCCCGATAGAGCCAGTATCCCAAGGCGAACCGTATCCTCCGCAACAGGACGAGCAGGCTAAGAAGGCTGCGGCGCGAGCCGAGGCAGTGCTGCGCGACAAGCTGCTGAGAGAATACAACTCCACCCAGGGCTACCGATCCGGACGGGTCGCGCGGCCTTGGAGGGTTGGCGGCGTCCCGGCTGCGGCGCAGGAATACGTGGCGCGCGGGATGGCCGAGAGGTCGTAGGAAATCAATTGACGCCTGCGTCATGATACTGTAGACTTGTACACCTATCCCCGGGGGTGTTATGCAACAGAAATTCAGCATCGGCTTCTGCACGTTTTCGTACGGCGGTAACGGTGGCATCTCGTCCGAGGTGCCTGACATCCGCGAGTGGATGATCCCGGCCATCTCTGGCCTTTCTCAGAATCCACGGGTGTCCGCCGTGCAGGTGTGGAACCTGTCGGACACGCCAATCACCATGACCCGCAACCGCGCCGTGCTGATGGCTCGGCAGTACGGGATCGATGTGCTGGTTATGGTCGATTCCGACATGAAGCCCGACATGTATGTCAACCAGCCGGGCGCCAAGTCGTTCATCGACTCGTCCTTTGAGTTCCTTGCCGACCACTACCCCAAGGGGCCGGTGGTCATCGGTGCGCCTTACTGCGGCCCGCCGCCCAATGAGAACGTCTACGTGTTCCGCTGGCAGGCCCACCAGTCGGAGAACGCCAACCCAGACTTCAAGCTGGAGATGTACGACCGGGACACCGCGGCCAAGATGGCGGGCATCCAAGAGTGCGCTGCCCTTCCGACCGGGCTGATCATGTACGACATGCGGGCGTTTGAGGTCACTGAGCCGCAGGACGTTGGCGACAACCCGTGGTTCTACTATGAGTACCCGGACAAGTATCAGTCGGAGAAGGCTTCGACTGAGGATGTGACGATGACCCGCGACCTATCTCTCGCCGGCACGCAGAAGCTGGGCTACAACCCGGTGTTCTGCAACTGGGATGCCTGGGCCGGTCACTGGAAGCCCAAGTGTGTCGGCAAGCCGCAGGTCATCCAAGCCATCGATGTCAGTTCCAAGCTGAAGCAGTGCTGGCAGGCGAACTATGACGGCGGCGTCAAGGTGATGAGCGTGCGCCCGTCAGGCTTGCTGGAGAACTACATCCGCAACCGCCAGACCTCAGTCTCTGTCTTTGATGACATGGGTATAGGCCTCCCAGATCGCGATGTGAAGGCCATTCACTCCCTCATTCAGTCCTTCATCCAGCAGCACGGACGCGCGCCTGTTGTCTTGGAGGTTGGCTCATGGGCCGGCAGGAGCGCCATTGAGATGTGCAACGCCGGCGCCCAGCTGGTGAAGTGCGTGGATACGTGGGAGGGCAACAAGTACGACGAAGGCACTTCCGCGTACGACGGTTCGCGCGGCACTCCGCTGGAGGTGTTCCGCCGCAATACCGCCAACCATCCGGTCAGCTGGAAGGTGGGCCGATCACCGGATGTGGCGAAGGAGATTGAGGACGGCTGCGCCGACATCGTCTACATCGACGCGGAGCATGACTACGACTCGGTGATGGCGGACATCGCCGCGTGGAGGCCCAAGGCCAAGCACATCTTGGCAGGGCATGACTACCTCCTGTTTGAAGGGGTGCGCAAGGCTGTCGCGGACTCCGGGTACACCCCGGAGGTCAACGGCAACGTGTGGCATGTCAGACTATAAAGCGTGCATCCAGTGCGGGAACTCCTATGAGTTGACCCCCGCCAACTGGCACAAGTCGAAGGATGGGTTTCACGCGCGGTGTCGCAAGTGCCGCAATTCCCATGAGAAGAAGGCCCGCAAGAAGAAGACCAACAAGAAACTAGCGGAGATTGAGAAGGGTGCTGTCGATCTGTTCGTCGCATCCGCCCGCATCGGCGGCGCGAACATCCCGCACTCATCGGAACTCTTGGAAGTTCTGATGGAATACTTCGGCGGCGTTCGGGGGTTCGCAAACTGCTACATGAAGCAGCTGTTCGACTCCCCATCCGGCGGAGCGTTTCGCACCAAGATGCTGGATACGGTGGTGCGCCTCGTCTCCGCCAACACCGCCATGGGCGGGGCCAAGAAACCACTCACCGCGTGGACTGAAGAGGAACTGGAAGATGAGTTGCGGGAGCGAATCCTTGAGGCCGCAACGACGATCACTGTTCAGGGGATACCTTTGAAGGAGATGCAGCATGAAGTGTCAAACGTGCCGGTGGTGGGACCAGTACAAGAAGGCCAGCCCGGCGTTCGGCAAGTGTCGGAGATACCCCCCACAGGTGACGCCGGATGAGGATGTCCAGCCGGTGACGGCGGCGTCCGACTACTGCGGAGAATATGCGCAAGCACCCACCGATCCCGCCGCCTCCGGCGCCTGATGAGCCGGCGGTCCAAGGCATCACGCAGCACGCTCTCAACCAGCTGCGCGATGTGCAGATTGAACTGGCGGAACGCCGGATCGAAGCCCTGCGTCTCTATGTCCCCATGGAAAAGCAGGAGGAGTTCCACAAGTGCATGGCGAGCGAGCGCCTGCTGATCGGTGGCAACCGAAGCGGCAAGAGCGCAGCAAGTTTCATAGAGGACGCTCGCGCGGCCACCGGACAAGACCCGTACGGGAAGTACCCGAAAGAGGGCGGGAATCTGGTAATCATCGGCCGGAACTGGCCCCACATCGGCCTGGTGGTGGTGCCGATGCTGTTCCGCGCGGGTGCGTTCAAGATGATCAAGGACGAGAAGACCGGCCAGTGGAGGGCCTTCAAGCCAGGAGTGGACGATCCCACCAAAGCCAAACCGGCGCCACCGCTCATCCCGCCGCGAATGATCAAAGAGATGAGTTGGGTGCTGAAGAACGCCGGCTACCTGAACAAGGCTGAGCTAACAAATGGCTGGACGATTAACTGCTTCTCGTCAGAGGGCGAACCGCCGCAGGGCTTTCAGGCAGACTTAGTTCACATTGATGAGGATATTAATAATGAAAGGTGGGTTGGCGAGATGCAGGCTCGCCTTGCCGACCGCAAGGGGCGGTTCGTCTGGTCGGCCATGCCGCACAGTAAGAACGATGCGCTGCTGGGGCTGTGTGAACGTGCGGACAAGGCGGAGGAAGAGGGGCAGACAAATCCGATCATTAAGAAGTTCACGCTGCGGTTCTTGGATAACGCCCACATCGACCAGGAAGAGAAAAAGAAAAACATCGAACGCTGGTCGGCCTTGGGAATGGACGAGCTTCGCATGCGGGCGGAGGGCGAGTTCACTACCGAATCGACGCTCATGTACCCGTCCTTCAATCCTGCGGTGCATGTACTGCGGCGCGAGGATCTACCCGGTGGCGTGGTGCCCGCTGAATGGACGCGGTATGTGGCGATCGACCCTGGCCATACAGTCCTCGCGTGCGTATTCGGCGCGGTTCCCCCGGACGAAAAGTTCCTGCTGATCTACGACGAACTGTACATCCGTCAGGCCAATGCGCTGATCTTTGGCGAGCAGTTTGCCCAGAAGGCGGAGGGCCAGTCGTTCCGCACGTTCATCATCGACATGCACGGCGGCATGCTGCGCGATCTCGGCTCGGGCCGGTTGCCGCATGAACTGTATTCGGAAGAGCTACGCAAAAAGAACATCAAGGCCCAGATGAGCGGGTTCGGGTTCATACCCGGCTCGGATGACATCCCGGCCCGCACGGCTCTCGTCCGGCAGATGCTTCACATCCGTGGAGATGGAACCACCAAGCTCAAGTTCCTGGAGGGGGCGTGCCCGAATCTCATGCGCGAGATTCGCCGCTACCGCAAAAAGACAACCACCGTCAATGGTCAGGTCTATGTCACCGACGAACCCCAGAGCCGGGGTGAGGTCCACGCCATCCAGTCGGTGGAGTATCTCTGTGCCTATGAACCGAAATACCACGCACCGCCCAAAACCTACGGGCCGGATCCGTGGTGGGTTAAGTACCTGGCGGACAAGCGCCGCCGTCAGCAGGGGTCCGAAGACTCCTGCATCGTCCTGGGTCCAATGGGGAGTCGAAGACAATGAGCGATTTTGTGATGCCGTCTGCGGAAGTTGGGGATTGGGTACTGTTCCGTGCCCATGAGGGAGCCGAGGCTGTGCCGGCCATGGTGACGCGGGCCTCGTCCCGCACGCTCACGCTCTGGGCCATTGCCCCGGGCTACGGCGGGAACGAGAAGCACAGCGTCCACCACACCACCGACCCCGGGGTGAACGAGTTCCCGGCCTGGAAGGAGTACGGATTCTGGGAACACAAGCCCCAGAAGAACGCGATTCTCGCGGAGAAAGTGGCGCTCTTGGAGCGGAAAGTGGCTGACTTGGAGGCCCGAAAGGCCAAGTGAGGACACTGACCTATAGGAGTCTCCATGGACAAGCCGCTTCGCCCTATCGTCACCCGCTGGCTTGAGTGCATCAAGCAGGCCACCAAGCACAAGCGCCCTTTCAGCGAGGACGCCGATGAGGCGATGAACTTCTTCGCGGGCGACCCGGACTTCATGTGGAAGGACGGGTACGCGCGCGGGGAACGCGGCTACAACAAGGGCATGACCCCGCCGGCCTTCCGGATGCAGGTCAACCGTGTTTGGGAGGCGGTGCGTCTGTTCACGGCCGTCATTCACCACCGCAACCCCAACCGGGCCGTCACCCCGAAGGAGTACCCGATCATCGGGCCAGCACTCCTTGGCATCCAGCCCCAGCCCCCCATCCCTGCCATGGGGCCGGACGGCCAGCCAATCATCGGCCCCGATGGCCAGCCTGTGATGATGCCGGACCCCGGCCTGCAGATGTACCAGCAGGGCTTGCAGCAGCAGCAGATGATGCTTGAGAAGCGGAAGCTCGTCTCCCGGCTTCTGGAAGACTACCTGAACTACACCCCCAACGAACTGGACCTGAAGCGCCACTCCCGCAAGGTGGTGGAGGAAGCGTTCATTAAGGGTGCCGGGGTGTGGTGGCATGAGCTTTACTCCCCGCCAGGCTCGCAGCTGAAGATGGCTGGGAGCTTCTACGACACCATCGACAACCTCGTCTGGGATCCGGACGCGGACGAGTTTGAGGACATCCGCTGGGCCGCCCGCAAGCGCGTGCAGCCGGTCGATGAGGTCGCGGCCAAGTTTGGGCTGTCCCGTGACGCCCTGAAGGGGCACATGGAGAGCTACTCATCCCGCGCCGACAACAACGAGCGCGGCTTTGAGTACAAGAAGAAGCTGGGCCTAAGCAACGATCTGATCTGCTACTGGGAGATTTACTCAAAGACTGGCTTCGGTGACCGGCTCAAGAACGCCGACCAAGACCTGCGCGGCAAGTTCGATGCGTTCGGCCCCAACTGCTACATCGTTGTCGCGGAAGGAATCGACTTCCCCCTGAACATGCCAGAGGCAATGCTTCAGGAGGAGGTGGACGAAACCGGCGTGGCGCCGTCAATGTTCATGGCCGCTCAGTGGCCGATCCCCTTCTGGGCGGAGCCGGGCGGCTGGCCGTTCACCGTCCTGTCTTGGCACGGCAAGCCCGGGTACAGCTGGCCCATCAGCATCATTCGTCCCGGCATCGGTGAGCTTCGGTTCATCAACTGGGCCATGTCCTTCTTGGCCACTCGCATTGCGACGAGCGCCCAGGTTCTCATCGGCGTGGCGAAGTCTGCCGACCCGGATCTGAAGGCCAAGATCCTGGAGAAGGACGAGGGCGGGTTCAAGATCGTAGAGATTTCCGAAGCCATCGGCCGGTCTGTCAACGATGTGATCTCGGTGTTCCAGATGCCGGGCGTGACATCGGACATGTACCAGATCATCTCCGAGGTCACCGCACTCTTCGACCGGCGAGTGGGTTTGACAGAACTCATTTATGGAATGACCCGGAACCAGTTCAGGTCAGCTGCAGAGGCGCAGGTCAAGGCTGAGCAGATTTCGGTCAGGCCGGACGATTACGCTTCGATTCTTGAGGACGCCCTGTCCTTGGTAGCCCGCAAGGAGGCTTTGCTTGCGCGGTGGTTGATCGCACCGCAGGACGTTGCCCCGCTCCTTGGGCCGATGGCGGCGCAGGCGTGGCAGATGCACGTTCAGAACGAAGACCCGGATTCCATCGTCCGCGAGTATTCGTACCGCGTTGAAGCCGGCTCCGTGAAGAAGCCCAACAACGCCACTCGCATTGAGAACATCACCAACGCGATGCAGATCCTCGCGCCGGTCAGTCAGGGCCTCCTCCAGGCCGGTCGCCCAGAACTGTTCAACGCCCTCTTGGAGGATTGGGGCAAGGCAATGAACGTGGACGTTTCACGCTACATGGTGCCCCCTCCCCCGCCGCCTCCTCCAGGCCCGCCCCCCGAAGCACCCCAGCAAGGACCGCCCGATGCAAATCCCAGTTGAAGTCCAACGAGCCGGCCGTGAGGCCATTGAGAGCTACAAGCGTGCCCTGCCCTACGGTGAGAAGTGGGCGGCGATGGTTGCCACGCAGACTCCCCCGGGAACGTCTGGCACAGACCGGGCGTTCATGGAGGGCCGCATGAACAACCAGCAGCTAGATGACATGCCGGTGCGCCAAGCGAAGTACGTGGCCGCCGAAGCCAAGAAGGCGGGCATCAACATCTCGGGCAAGTATTACGTGGGCGGCTTGGCGGATAAGCGTGGCTGGCAAGACCCCGCAGCGTGGGTGTCCAACAACGACGAGGTGCTGAAGGTCGCTCATGCTCGCCGGCTGGCGGTGTCTGGGACCGTGAACTACGACCCGGGTCCGGCCGATCCGAAGCGGAAGCTCATCAGCGAGTCGATTGTTCGGGATGAAGTGGCAAAGGCCAAGCGCAAGAATCCTGGTGCGAAAGCGAGCGACCTGCGCGAGAGGGTGATTGAGAAGCACGCCTACCGCGCCAAGGGGAGGGGCGTTTGAGCTATCAGCTAGTTCAGTTCCGCCGTGGCACGGCCGCTGAATGGCTGGCCGTTAACCCGATTCTGGCGGCGGGCGAAATTGGCTATGAGAGGGATGTGCCATCTGGCACTGAGGTGTCGCTGGACACGTTCAGCTACTCGGATCCGGCGTTCGGCTCGGGAGCGATCAAGATCGGGGACGGGGTGACGCGATGGAGGGAACTGCCGTACCTGCTGAACTCCCTGCGGTTCTCTCTTCCCTCCTCCAGCGATGTGGAGATGACTGACATAAAGACTGGGGATGTGCTGCGCTGGTCGGACGGCAAGTGGCGCAATTATTCGGAGAACCAACTTTTGGACGGGGGTAATTTCTAATGGCGACAATTCGCGTCAAACGATCCACAGCCGGAACGGCACCAAGCTCGCTGGCCAATGCAGAGATCGCGTTTGCCGAGGCGCACAAGTCTAATGCCAGTGCGACTACGGCCGGCACGCTGTTCTATGGCTTGGGCACAGGTGGGGCTGGTGGGACGGCGACCACCGTCCTGCCGATCTCGGGGCCGGGTTCGTTTCTGGCGCTCACTGGCACGCACTCCGCATTCGGCACATACACGTTCGCCGGCGGCGTCACGTTCACTAGCACCGTAGCTCTTGGCTCCGCTACCGCCACAACCCAATCGCCAGGCGACACCTCAACCGCGGTCGCGACCACGGCCTTTGTGAAGTCGCTCAACTACCTGACCACCAACCAGAGCATCTCCATCTCGGGAGACGCGACCGGCACTGGCACCACTTCCATCTCGGTGACCATCCCGTCCGGCACGGTGACCAATGCCAAGCTGGCGACGGTCAGCACGGCGACGATCAAGGGGCGCGTATCGACGGGCACTGGGGCGCCCGAAGACCTGACCCCCACGCAGGCCAAGTCAATCCTGGCCATTGTGCCGGGCGACATCACGGGCTTCGACACGCAGGTCCAGACCAACCCGCTGAACACGCTTGCGACGGCGACGGGCAACTACAACATGGGCGGGTTCGGACTCACCAATCTAGTCAATCCAACCAACGCCCAAGATGCTGCGACGAAGGCGTACGTGGACAACGCTTCGATTGGCCTGGAGTTCAAAGCGTCAGTCAAGGTTGCGACCACGGCGAACATCACGCTGTCCGGCACGCAGACCATCGACGGCGTGTCGGTGCTGGCCGGCGACCGGGTGTTGGTGAAGAATCAGACCACTGCCAGCCAGAACGGTCTGTACGTTGCCGCGGCCGGGGCGTGGGCGCGTTCTGCGGACGCTAACTCCAGCACCACGCTGACTACCGGGTCGTTCGTCTACGTTGACCAGGGCACATTAGGCGGCGGAACGGCGTGGGTGCTTTCCACCACCGGGACGATCACGGTCGGAACGACCAGCGTCTCGTTCAATCAGTTCTCCGGTGCCGGCGGCGGCGTGCCGGGGAACTACGCCGGCCAGACCTCTATTACCACGTTGGGCGACATCGGCACTGGGGTGTGGCAGGCGACAACGATTGCCGTGGGCTATGGCGGCACCGGACTTACATCGGCCGTCAATGGACTCCTCAAAGGAAACGGCTCTGCCTATTCCGTGGCAGTGGCCGGCACCGACTTTCTGGCGCCTAGCTCTGATATCGATGGGGGGACGTTCTAGTTGGCTACCGTCCGGATACTGAGATCGACAACGGCGGGCAGCGTCCCGTCCTCGTTGGTGAGCGGCCAGATCGCCATTAATGAAGGCGACGGCAAACTCTACTACCGCAATAGCTCAGGTGTGGTGACGCAGCTGCCCACGGGCGGCGGCGGCGGAGTGTCGGACGGCAATAAAGGCGACATCACGGTCAGCGGCAGCGGAGCAACGTGGGTCATCAATGCCGGTGCCGTCACAGAGGCCGATCTGTCGAACGATGTTCGCAACCAGATATTCCACCCGTTTCTTCTCATGGGAGGCTAAGACGTGCCGCAGACACACAAGGTACTGGGCCAATCAAACCCAGCCGCCACCACGCTAGTCTCGCTCTATGTGGCACCGTCTGCCACGCAGGCCATTGTTTCGACAATCACCGTGTGCAACACCGCAGCGACGGCGACCACCTATCGGATCGCGGTGCGGCCCGCTGGGGCGTCGATTGCCACCTCGCAGTATCTGGTTTACGACGCACCGCTCCCGGCCAGTGACACAGTGACTCTCACGCTTGGCGTGACACTGGCGGCGACTGACGTTGTGAGCGTGTACGCAGGGTCTGCCAGCGTAGCCTTCAGTGCCTTCGGGGTGGAGATCAGCTAGTGACGCTCCGCAACGCTTCCACATCTCTCGCTAGTGCATCGCGGCTGCGGGCGCAGATTAGCCGCACCGTCAGGGTGCTGGTGGTCGGCGGCGGCGGCGGCGGCAACGGCGAGCAGGGCGGCGGCGGTGGTGGGGGCGGCGTTGTGGAAACGTCCGTGGCCGTCACGCTTGGAGTCGCTTACGCGGTTCAAGTCGGTGCCGGGGGTGCGGGCAGCGTGGCCGTGCGAGGCGTCAACGGCTCGCCTTCCATTGCTCTGTCGGTTGTGGCGATTGGCGGTGGCGGCGGCGGTGCGACATCGGCTACGGCTCTCGCTGGCGTTGACGGAGGCTCAGGCGGTGGCGGCGGCACCGTGACATCGACTAACGGATCGGGCGGCTCGGCGCAACTAGCGGGAACACAGGGGTTCGGCGGCGGCGCCGGATCAACTGACGGCGCGACCTACAGACTCGGCGGCGGCGGCGGCGGTGCTGGCGCAGCAGGTGCGGCTGGCACCAGCGCGAAGGCTGGCAATGGCGGCGCTGGGCTTGCCTCCAGCATTACAGGGACGAGCGTCACCTATGCCGGTGGTGGTGGCGGCGGCACTGGAAACAAGTCGCAGGGGCTTGGTGGCACCGGCGGCGGCGGAAACGGACGAGTCGGTAGTGGCGTTGGCACTGCGGGGTCTGCGTCCACGGGCGGCGGTGGCGGTGGCGGTGGCGGAGGTGGAGGTGGAGGTGGAGGTGGAGGCTCTGGGGTCGTAGTTTTGCGGTTCGCCTCGTCTATGCAAATTACAGTCAGCGCGGGCCTGACCTCGTCAACGACTAGCTCTGCCGGGGATAGCGTCGTAACGATCACTGCCGGCACGGGCACCGTGACATTCAATTGAGGAACCAGATGGCGCACTACGCATTTGTGAACGATGACAACATCGTCACCGAGGTGATCGTCGGACGCGACGAGAGTGAGGGAGACTGGGAGGCGGTCTACGCGGAGGTGCGCGGGCAACGCTGTCTGCGGACGAGCTACTGGACCCAAGGGAACCAGCA